GACATCTTCCGCCCACCGCTCCTCGGGTGCCCAGATCATACCCGCTTCAAATAACGGAGAAATCGAATGCACCCTTGACAGTTTATCGTTTCCTCTGCTAGGCGTAAAGTTTACCACAGGTATGCCCATGTTTTGCAATTCCTGTGTAAGCGGCATTCCAGAGGCTTTTGCTTCGATTATGACCGTTTCGGGGTCCCAGAACTTATACTGATCCAGCGCGATCTCCTTCAACTCAGGAAAATCCCACCGACCCTTCTGTGCATCAAGCAAAATTAAATTAGGGGGACCCCCAATTTCCAATGGATAAAACACACCCCACGTGGTAATAGCCGAATAGTCCGCTGTTTCGCGTTTCGAGAACGCCGTATCGTAGCTCTGGATGACATACTGCAAGTTGGGAACTTCGTCTTTATCCCACTTTTTCCACCATTCGCGCTTCAAAATAGACAGCTCTTCCGCCGTCGGGTCCTGCTGATACTGGGCATTCCACTGGTACGCGGGCACTGATGCCTTAACCTGCTCTAATTCCTCCCTTTTCCAGAATTCAGGCCATGTGGGCTCTCCAGAGGGCAAAATAGCCGGTAATTCGACCACTTCCCACTGGTCCGCTATCGAATCCTTGGTCATTTGACGGATCAGATTCCCCGTCATATCCTTCTCGGACCACCGGGTTTGCACCAGAACTATCGCCCCACCCGGCTGCAGGCGCTGTCTGGGACCCGCTGTGTACCATTCCCACGCATTTTCAAAGCCGCTGGCCGACATCGCCGTCTGTTCCGAGTGCGGATCGTCAATGACAATCAAATCACCACCACGGCCCGCGAGGTTCGAGCCCACACCCACGGCGTAGTACATCCCGCCAGACTTGGTGTCCCACCGTCCTGACGCCTTACTGTCAACCGATAGCTCACAATCCTCGAAAATTTCCTGATATTCCTCGGTTTCCAGCAGATTTTTGACTTTTCGACCGAAATTGACCGCAAGTTCCGTGGTGTGCGTCGCCTGAATAATCTTCATCGAAGGCTTTCTACCGATCATCCACGCCGGAAACAGGTAACTGGCGAATTCACTCTTCGTATGACGAGGCGGCATGTTAATAATTAACCGTTTGATCTCGCCCCGCGCTATCTGCTCCAGCTTTTCTGCAATAATATAGTGGTGCCGACCCGCAATGAACTCGGGCCACATACTCTTTACAAAGGGTATAAATTCGTCGTGACACGTCTCTACGCGCTCTAACTGCTTCAAACGCAGTTCCAGCTTCAATCTCTGTGTTTCAAGTTCCGTGCCGAGTGGGAGGCTCATAGGGGACCCTAGACTAATGCCGAATATAAAGAATCATAGTCAACCGGCGACGATAAACTCAAAAAAGGTTCCGTTTCTTTTAGCCCAAATTGTGCCAAATCAAAGATCTGGGGCCCCTTGAACAATAAAACCGTGTAATCCCGGGCCGTCTTACCCAGCTTCTTGACCAGCACCCACACATTCGCCTGAGAATGCTTCACCGCAAACGCCACCTGATGCGGGCTCAACTTGACCACATTGCCCTTGGACACCTTCAATTCGATTAAATGAAAATTATTTTTTGAATCACATAACAAAATATCGGGAATACCCGGGGTACTTGCATTCTCTATGCGAGTCAAAATAACGTCGTTACGAGCTTTCAGGAGTCCCGACTTTAACTGACTCCAAAACTGGCTTTCCGGCTTCTGGCTCAATCACCTCACCTTCAATAATTCTGGGCTCTTCCCCTAGCTGACGCTTAATGTCCAAAATCGCCTTCTCAACGTCCGCTTTAGACATGGAATCTATCGATCCGTGACGGATCTCGGAGCGAGTGACATATAAATCAGCCGCCTGACCTCGACGGTACTCAGCCTGAACCGCAGCAGAGTAAGCTCCGCTTTCTATCGCCGCATCACGGATTCTCTGTAAATCCCTCACGTGCCGTCCATAATCCACACTGTACTTTTCGGCCAGCTCCTGTCGCCGTTCTCTCACGGCCTTGACGACATGGGGGTTTAAACGAGGATTTAATAGCTCATAAGCTCTGGTGTGCGAAGATTTGGCCGCGTACCCCGCTTCAGCGGCAATGTCTCGAAGGGTCATCTCACCCTCCTTCACGCAGACAAGGTTCACGAATTCCCATTGCTTCTTCGTTAATCGCGTGTTCTCAGTCTTGCACGGGCGACCACGGGTCTCGACTACTGCATTTTCGGCCATTTCTATACAAAAAATTACCTGAATTCACGGCAAATATAGCACATTTTTTTCAAAGTGAAACCTATATCGTTTTTTATGGGATTGTTTGCGTAAAACCTGCACCTTTACACGACCCGGCCAAACGTGGCCGACGTTGCCGATCCGAGCCGATCTGCCGGAGCCCGTGGCCAGTTTTGACGCGATCCGAGGCATGGGGACCCAAGTTCACGGACCACGAACCAAGGTACTCGGTAAGTGGTTGATTTCCCGAAAAAACATTGCGCCTGGACATGGGACAAATCGCATACAACTGGGAAGGGTCGCGGGATCTCCGTTTTTATGCTGGTGCGGCTGCAGCCCCGGCTGTTGATCCTCGCCCCGGGAAAAAATAAAAAAATTGGGCTTCTGCGTGGGCCCACGATCCACGAACCACGAACCACGGTTCACAGTTCGATAGGTTTTGACTAGGGAGGGCGGGCCAAGGGGCGGCTGGTTTAACTTTGATAAACGTACAAAATCTCGCGCAGCTGCGGACAAAAAAAAGCGTTTTTCAGAGCAAAAAAAAGCCCGGGGTTTGCCCGGGCTCAATTGCGGCGGCTGCAGCTACTCGATCAACGCGCAGCGCGCACGGTTATCGGTCCGCTAGGAAATTGTTTTTCGATCTCTTCTTCGATCTCATTCTCAAAATACCCGATATCGAGATTGCGGCCGGTTAATTGAAAATGCCAGTGACGCTGTAACAGATCGCAGCGATAACCTAGCTTAATCAGTTCCTGTCGAGCCCGGGATCGATCACGCTGCTCGGTCCCATTTTCAAGAGCCGCACAAAAGATTAAGGCCTGCGTGTGGAAACTAGGCCGGTGGATTAGATCAGAGTTTTTATCTTCTGCGCTCATATTTCCCCCCAGCCAGCGGATCTCAACCAAGCATTGTCGGCGTCGGCTAAGCCTTCGCGGTGCTCGCGCTGAGATTCACAATCAGCGCATAGGATCATGCAGCCATCAATTGAAGTCGATCCGCAACGATACTCGACGGTCCTGTAGTCGCAGCCGCTAGGAACGGCTATTTCGATTTTGTTATCACACATTTGTGACACCTCACTAGTTATTAAAAAAGTATGCGAATTCTCGCATGCGGGAAGTATAGCCTTAAAGCGCAGGCAAAAAAAAGCCCGGGATTAACCGGGCTCAATTGCTGCAGCTGCGCGATCAGGCAGCCTTAGCGATCACCTCCCATTGGTTACGTGGTAGATCTAAGATTGTCGAGCCCGCCAGCTGCCAATCGTCTACTTTGTCCGCTTCGACGGTGTTAGCTACGGCCGTCACGGCATTAACAATCGTTGCCCGGGAAACTGGTTTGCCTGCGTACCCGTCCTGTTGGACGGTAGACATGAGCCCGGCCATTAAACTCTCAGAATTCTTTTTAGGAATCGCCAAAACTTTAACCACGGCGTCGATTACAGCGGTCGGATTCAATAGCCCGTTTTCGATCACGTCATCGTGCGCGTTCGCCATTTGTTCTAGCACGGCATCAAAAGATTCTCGGCTGGCAAAGCTTCCGACTATGTCAGTTATCCGAGCCGCTAATGCGCGATTATCTAGATCCTTGGTTTCATCCGTCAGTAAATGCCAGTGATCGGAGCCCCGGCTGCCGGTCACGTGAGTATTTCGGGATTTGTTGGCGGTTTGCATTCCATTCAAACAAACCAGCGTCCAGTACATTTGCGCGACAGATACCGAGCCATTGCCGGTTTCAGAATTCGACAGGCAAAGCCCGTTAGCCATTAGATCACCAACGACGGGCTCGCCGGTCTGGACCCGGGACTTTAAACGTATCGCCATTTTTTGATCCGTCACGCAGCCGTTGACCACGTGCCAGTCGGCTTCGCTGCCTAGCAATTGCGGTAATGCTGCCTGTATAAGATCCGAGTTATCAAAAGTTTTATATTTATCGGAAACTACAGCCCGCAAAATTGGCTGCTCGCCGTCGAAAGTTCTAAGCATCTTATTCTTGGGCTCGTTTTGAAAAATCTTATTCAATAGCGCGTCGAATTCCTGCGAGTAATTTTCATTATCGCGAAGCCGTCGAGCGGTCCTGACGTCAATATTGCAGTTTTCGGCCAATTGCGTAAAAGCCACGTCATTAGCTTTGAAAGATTGCGTCGGCTGCCCGCGCTCGGATTCTAAGATCACGTTTGTCGAGCCCTCTAGAGTCTGGACCTGTAGGGCGGAAGTCGGCGCAATGTAATCAGCTGCCCGGGCTGCCTGATCATTAACGGTTTGCAAAATCGATTCTAACGATCCGCTCGCGTTTTCCAGTACTGCGTATGGTGTTTCTTGTAACATGTTTAACCTCACTAGTTTAAAAAATGCCGTTATGGCTCTGATATTGTCGCATAATAAAACTTTAAAAAAAAGCAAAAAAAAGCCCGGTTTCCCGGGCTCGATTGAAACTGTAAAACAGGCTCACTTTTTATCGCCGCATCTTTTACAATCCACGGCTCCTGTCGGCTCTCCCTGCACCTCAAAGCCCTTCTCGTAAGTCGGAATTTTTATGCCGCAAAGCGTAAACTCGCCGTGGCCTTCACATAGATGGGTTTTAGATGCGGGTCCGAGCCTATCCCTATAAGTTCCAACCCATTGCTGCCAACTGATTGCTTCCATCTACTTAGCGAACCGGGGCAAAAAAGCATTGTCAAGCTTCCCGGTCTCGCGGTTTATATGGTTGTGAATACCGGCCAAGTCATGCATGAAATTAAAATCATCGGCGGCCAGCCAGCGGTCCAGATCCAGCGGCTGCGCTTTGTGCGCTGCGCTGATGTCCATCATCGCTTGCAGTTTGGTTTGTCCGGCAACCCAGTTGGCATAATCGCCGTCGGCATTTTTTGAAATTTCAATGCCGCGCCGTACGGCCTGAAAGCATTTATCTAAGTCTGAAAAAATTTTGTTCATCCTATCCTCGCTAGTTATCAAAAGTTATGGGATATCCCATATACCAACTTTCCCAAATTACGCAACCTTTTGCAAGGGTATTTGTTGAAAAAATCGATTCTCGAAAATCTCCCGGTTTGTGGGATCGACCACAAAAAATTTATTAGTCTCGCTCGGGTTTACTGCCGGGCCTTTCGCTTTGAGTCCGATAATTTTCCCGGGCTGGCTAAGATTTAAAAGGTCCGATAGATCGCCGTTCACTACTTCGCGCCCTAAAAAAGTTTCCGGCATCGCGCCACGGAATACAGTAGCAATAGGTACGCCAGTCTCAAAAGCTTTTAAAACTTGGTTATGGTATTTCGACGCGCCAGAGTAACTAAACATCAAGCTATAGTTAGGTGGAGTTTTTAAAAGCCGGGCTGCGCGTTTGGTATAGTCGTAAAAATTAATCTTCGGGAATTCTTGCGGAATGCCGTATTTTTCCCATGCTACATCGCTCAACACGTTTAACCTAACCCACGGAATCAAACCAAGCTTGGCACAGAGTTTTAAAAAGTTTTTCAATTCCCGGCGCAGTTTTTCCAAAAAGCCGGATTCGTCAGTTTTAAAAAATTCGGTTTTTCTTGCTCGGGCTTCGTTCACAGAGTCGTAAACCTTAGCCAATCCAGAGTATAAAAGACAATCGTCCATACACTGGGCAGCCTTACTGCCGGGGCAGAGTTCGTTGTCGGGGTGCAGGCTCAATTGTGCTAATCGAATTCCCGACGTTAAAGCTTGGGTTTTGGCGATCTTAGAATTGCCGTTCCCGGTAGTGTCTAATAGTTTCATTTTTTAACCTCGCTAGATAGTTAAAGCCAGAGTATGGGATATCGCATAGTCAATCAAGCTTTTTGTTTTCGTGTTTTTCTTTCCAACTATCGTCGTTAAGGTGTTTATAGTATTCACGCTGCCGCATCAGATATTGCTCGTAAACATCATCCGTATTTTTCCCACGGAACCAATCCATCAATCTTTCTAAAAAATAGAACATAGCACTCCTCAGTTTATATAAGATCTCGCATACCCTACAAAGGGTTTTCAATGATGGCAAGCAAAAATTCCCTATATAGCAACTTTTCTAGCCCAACAAAAAAAATTATTTTTTCTTTTCCCCAAAAAACACTAACTTCTAACGTCGATTAAGCTTTTGCAGTACCGGCAAAAAAAACGACGGTACTTTGGCGGTACTCCTGAAACCCTTGCTTTTACTGGGCAAAAGGCCCGGGTACCGTCGGTACCGTCGGTACCGCCTATTTTTTTTCGTTTTTTATTTTTTTTAATTTGGCTGAGAATCTCTATTATAGGGAATTTTAAAACCGGCCCACTGTTTCCCCTTCGTCCTCTTCCTCTTCTTCGACCCCCTGAGCCGTGCGCCCTTGCGCGATAACTTTTAAAATTTCCCCCAGCCCTTCGGTTGCTTCCTCAAGGCTAAGGCCCACGTGGCTAAACCAGTTGTGCAATTCGTCGTGGTGATCGGATTGATCCAGCTCGTCATCGTTTAAATAGAATTCTTCGATCTCAGCTTTGACTGCCTCGATCTGCTCGGTCCATTTTTTAAAATTTTCTTCCATCTCTTTCCTCCCTAGTTTTATCTTCGACGTTTAGCTGGCCGGTTCAAGACGGCTAACCCTTTGTCCAGAAAGGGCAGCTCCCCCGGTTTCACCGGTTTACCCGGCAGCGTCTTTTTCTTTTCATCTTTTTTCATCTCTTTCCTCGCTAATTTTTAAAAGACCCGGGAGCCGTGGCCCCCGGTTAAACCTCATTCCAAGACTAAGGTTTTCTATTAACCTGAGTAAACTCTTCAGTCTTTTTGAGCTTCCCATTTAAACCGATGTAAACCCGATGGGTAAAAAGCCTTCTTGGTGCAGGCTCATCTGGCATCGATGTTGAAACAACATACTCCGCGCCCTCGTCCGGTTTAAAGTCTCCAAGTCTTTTGACTTTTTGCCAAATAGACACTTCCAGTTGATTCTTTGCAATGTAATACATAGCAATCTCCTCGCTAATTTTTAAAAGTCGGGGACCGAAGTCCCCGGTTCGTTTCAGTTCTAGATTTGCCAGTACCCATATACACACCGGGTTCCATTTCTGGAGCAGTCGTGGGTGTCGTTAACAACGCCATCTATCACTGCCGCTAGGTGTTTGGATAGGT